ATCGCATATGTATGCCATTGAATTTCCTGATGAGACCAATCCATTTGGTACTCCGGAGGAAAATGGTTACACACTTGAGAATCCACCTGAGTTTGAACACCCAGTGGCTGGTGCTTCCAGTCAGGGTGGTCGTTCTTATGCTGAGATTTTCACACCTGGCAAGTATGATGACTTTGAACTTGGTCCAGTACAACTCCCGCTTTTCCGGGAAGATGCTGTTCAAGAAGAGGCATGGGATTTCTTCTTCTGTGACTCGGCTTCTCATATGACTTACAAGGAGTTTATTGGAGAACATCCAAAGTATGCTTCCTTTAGTGCCAACAAGTTTTATACCTTGTTGTGTGCGCTTCCTAAGACGAAGTATTCAAAAACTCTCGTTGAGGAGCAGAGTGTGCCCGAAGGTATTCCTATTTTGGAAACCAAGTCCTACATCCGTACACTTACGGAGTGGGAACGTCACGTCGTTGACAATGCAGTTCCAGCCTGGAGAAGGAAAGCGAGTGAGATGTTACAGTCTTTTCGCGACTGTTTTCGAAACTCACAGGTACTCCTTACTTTGGTTGCTCTTGCTAGCTCTGTTGTTATTGGTTGGCTTGGTCTCGAAGCTTACCGGTATCTTTTCCCTTCTGTCGACACTCAAGACTATGTGCCTAGTGGTTACAAGTCTGTTACTACCCGTCAACGTGGTGAGAAGAAGAATAGTCGTCAACGAGCGACGCGTGACATGTTACGCGACGCTAAAATGCATCGGCTATTTGCTGAAAGCCAGTCTCTGCATCCGGTGGAGGAACCTCCTAAGGGAGACAGAGAACAGTACCGAGATGCTCACTCTAGTGTTAACAGCAAACGGTATCTCCTTTCTTCCGAATCTCAGGGTGCGTCTGAAGATCTTGAAGCATTGCTCCGTGACAATCTTTTCACTGTCGATTCAAAGATAGGTGATGAAGAAGGAGTGGTGTCATGAAGGGTATGCAACCGGTTTATTCGGGCGTACCTTAATTATGCCGCTTCATTTCCTTACGAAGGCACTTCACGAGTGTGATGCTCGAGAAATTTCTTTCTACACTATCAAGTGGAGACTTACATCTTCTACGGGCCGCCAGACTGAAATTGGTTTGCAGAACATTAAGCAAGCCAATTGGGACGATGATGCCTATCTTGATGCTATCACCGTTTCACTCGACGACAAACTTGATTTTCAGGAAGTTCGTGACGTTACCAAACATATGGTACGTGACGATGATGTCTTTGGAATCATGTTCGCAGGTTCTAGGAAGTTTGGTGGTCGCTTGGTGTTCCCTACGA